TGCATCTGTTTATCCTACTATTACTTCTGGTAAAAACACCAAAGTAATTATCGTATCCACCCCACACGGTATGAATCATTTCTACCGTATGTGGCATGACGCAGAGAGAGGTAAAAATGAATACGTTCCGACTGATGTTCATTGGTCCGAGGTTCCTGGAAGAGATGAAGTATGGAAAGAACAGACGATTGCTAACACATCAGAACAGCAATTCAGAGTCGAGTTCGAGTGTGAGTTTCTTGGTTCTGTCAATACCCTTATAAATCCAACAATTCTCAAAAGTTTAATATACGAAAATCCTATACAGAGAAATGCAGGTTTAGATGTCTACGAAGAATCGCAAAAGGACCACAACTACCTACTTACTGTTGACGTTGCTCGTGGTTTGGGCAACGATTATTCTGCATTTATCGTGTTTGATATTACAGAATTTCCATATAAATGTGTAGCAAAGTATAGAAACAACGAAATCAAACCAATGCTATTTCCAAATATTATTTTGGATGTGGCAAAAGGATACAATAATGCCTGGTTATTAGTTGAAGTTAATGATATTGGAGATCAAGTAGCAAGTATTCTTCATTATGATTTGGAATATGAAAATATTCTTATGTCTTCGATGAGAGGTAGAAATGGACAGGTTGTTGGTCAGGGATTTTCTGGTAGTAAAACTCAACTTGGTGTTAGAACAACATCTTCCGTTAAAAAACTTGGATGCTCCAACTTAAAAACTCTTATTGAAGAATTTAAGTTACTTACCCTTGATTATGAAATCATTTCAGAATTAACAACTTTTGCTCAGAGGAACAATTCTTTTGAGGCAGAAGAGGGTTGTAATGATGATCTTGCAATGTGTCTTGTTCTTTTTGCTTGGTTAGTTGCACAAGATTACTTTAAGGAGATGACGGAAAATGATGTCCGTAAGAGAATCTATGAAGAGCAAAAAGATCAGATAGAACAAGACATGGCACCGTTCGGATTTATCTCTGATGGATTTAATGATGAAACTACTTTTGTAGATAGTTCTGGTGATAGATGGTATTCTGATGAATATGGTGACAGATCATATATGTGGGATTATATGTAATGTCTTTTGATGATGAGATTGAATTAGAGCACCTGTTGTTTCTTGAAAGAAAGTGTAGAGTGTGTGGCAAGGTAAAAAATTTGATGGACGATTTTTATAAGACTAGAAAAGATAGAACATTGGCATCTTCATATTCATATGAGTGTAAAGATTGCACAAAGAAAAGAGTTAATAGAAAAAAAATAAAAGTAAAGAATGTTGTGTGGGAATATCCAGATTGGTAATATCACGCATAGTTTCCCCAGTGAAAATACCCCTTTCCATAAATATTTTTAGATAAATTTGGACTGCGAGGGTAGAACAGATGCCACTAAATTTAGCATCTCCTGGTATTGTAGTAAGGGAAGTAGACCTGACCGTTGGTAGAGTTGATCCAACTTCTGCTAGTATTGGTGCGATTGTTTCACCTTTCGCACAAGGTCCGGTAGAAGTCCCCACAATAGTGGAGAACGAGCAAGATCTTTTAGGGACTTTCGGAAAACCATACGGAACAGATAAGCACTATGAGCATTGGCTCACTGCTTCTTCTTTCTTAGCATATGGTGGATCACTCAGAGTAGTAAGAGCGGATGACACATCTCTTACTAATGGAAGAGTTGGTAGTGCTACAAGTATCAAAATTAAGAGTTTAGATCATTATGAAGAACTTGGATATGATGAGAATACAATTACAGATGTAGTTGTTGCAGCAAGAAACCCCGGATCATGGGGTAATGGATTAAGACTTGGTATGATTGATGCCAAGGCAGATCAAATTCTTGGTATTAATACAACAAATGCTGTTGTTGGACGAGGTGTTACTCAGGCAGTTCCTGCTGATACAGTTATTGCCGGTGCAGGAACAACTAGTGTTCTGGATGGTTACTTTAAAGGTATCATTACCGAAGTTGGTGAAGGAGAAATTGAGGTTAAAATCTTAACACACGTAAGTGCTGGTGGAACATTCACTGATATTGGATATCAACCAGGAGGAGTTTACAAGTTCTCAACCGGAAATATTGGATTCCATACTACCGGAGGTAGTGCTGGAGTTGCGACTACAGTCACATCAACAAAAGACTGGTTTGATCAACAAGAACTTACTTTAACTTCTTCAACGACGATTAAGTGGAATCAAATTGCAGATCGTCCAGGAACTTCTGAATATGCTAGTGCAAGAGGATCAAAAAATGATGAAGTTCATGTTGTCGTAGTTGATGGTGATGGTGCAGTCACTGGAAACTCTGGAACAGTTCTCGAAAAGCATCTTGGATTATCAAAAGCAAAAGATGCAGAATTCTCCTTAGGATCACCACAATATTGGAGAAAGTTCCTTTTAAATGGTTCTGAATATATTTTTGGTGGATCTCAACCTGCAGATGCTGTAGCAACTGGTTTCACAACATCAACAACATATACTCCAGCATCAGATAATAGTTGGGATCAAAATGCAGAGGGTATTACTTTTGCTGCAAGAGGAAACTTTAATGAACAATTTAGTGCTGGCACAGACTACAACGGTAAAACTGGAATTGGACAAACTGGTGCTCTTGAATCCGGTCTAGATGGATTAGTAACTGGTTATGGATTATTCGAAAATACTGAACAATATGATGTAGATTTCATTCTTATGGGATCCGCAGGATATAGAAAGGAAGAAGCACAAGCACTTGCTAACAAGTGTATTGCAGTTGCCGAAGCAAGACAAGATGCAATCGCATTTGTATCACCATATAGAGGTGCGGCGATTAATGATTTAACTGGAACGACAGATTATGATAATCAAAAAGAAGTGACCATCAAAGATGCTAACACTATTACGGATAATGTAGTTAGTTTCTACTCTCCTGTTACATCATCTTCATATGCAGTATTCGACTCCGGATATAAGTATATGTTTGATAGATTTGCAAATACCTTCAGATATGTCCCACTGAATGGAGACATTGCTGGCACATGTGCTAGAAACGATGCAAATAACTTCCCATGGTTCTCACCTGCCGGAACAAACAGAGGTGCAATCCTTAATGCAGTTAAACTTGCATATAACCCAAGTAAGACTCAAAGAGATGTACTTTACTCCAACAGAGTCAACCCTGTAATCTTCTCACCTGGTGCTGGTATTGTTCTCTTTGGAGACAAAACTGGATTTGCTAAGTCATCGGCATTTGATCGTATTAACGTTCGCAGATTGTTCATCTACCTTGAAGATGCAATTTCTGCTGCTGCAAAAGATCAATTGTTTGAATTCAACGACGAGATCACGAGAACTAACTTCGTGAACATTGTTGAACCATTCCTCCGTGATGTTCAGGCAAAACGTGGAATCTTTGACTTCGTTGTTATTTGCGACGAAACAAACAACACTGCTGCAATTATAGATAATAATGAGTTTGTAGCAGACATCTTTATTAAACCCGCAAGATCAATCAACTTCATTGGTCTTACGTTTGTTGCCACCAGAACTGGTGTTTCATTTGAAGAAGTTATCGGTAACGTTTAATTTAGAGGTATAAGAAACAATGGCAAACCGTCAACAAGTAAACACCTTACCATTAAGGACCATCAGTGACTTTAAAAGTAAACTGAAGGGTGGTGGTGCAAGACCTAATCTGTTTGAGGTGGAACTTACGTTCCCCTCAATCGTTGGAGTTCAGGATGAAAATGAAGTAATTGAAAATTCCAGATTTCTTGTAAAGGCAGCAGCACTGCCCGCCTCTACAGTTGCACCTATCGATATTCCTTTCAGAGGAAGAATCTTAAAGATTGCGGGTGATAGAACATTTGAAACCTGGACGATTACTGTCCTCAATGACACTTCATTCTCTATCAGATCAGCATTTGAAAAGTGGATGAACACCATCAACAAACTTGATAATGGAACTGGAGAAACAGATCCCGCACTTTATCAGGTAGATGCTAAAGTTCATCAACTTGATCGTGATGGAAGAACTCTTAGAAAGTATGTTTTTAAAGATGTATTCCCAACGAATATTTCTTCAATTGACCTGAACTACGAGACTACTGATACCATTCAGGAGTTCACCGTAGAAATGCAAGTTCATTTCTATGAGGCATTCAAAGGTAATGCTCCACAATCTGGTGGTGAGAACATCAGCTAAATAGTAAAATAACAGTCTAGTTAGTTTATACTATGGCAAAACTTTTTGGTTTTTCT